AGGTTGGAACGTTCCAGAATGCGTTGGAAATCTACGCGAATGATAATGCGCTTCAGCACGACGCTCTTGCCAGCGGCTTTGTTCAGACCGGAGAGGGCAATGTAACACTTCTGTTCCCGGAGTACAAAGATGTACGTCCTGGAGCACCGGAGCTCGTTACCAGTGATCAGGGTTGGATTACGACTGTAATGAACAAAGTTCATAAGAGTCCTATTTCCAGAATCAGAACCAGCCAGGTTGATATTCGAAACATCGAGGGACTCAGAGCAAAAGGATATACCAAGGGGAAGAAAAAGGGACAGACCGGCAACTTCAAGCTTGTTCGTAGAACCACTGATCCGCAGACTGTATTCGTAAAGAGTGCACTTCATAGAGATGATATCATCGATATTACAGATTTCGATTACGTAGCATATCTTTACAACATTGATCGTTTGCAGCTGAACGAAGAACTGGCTACTGCAATCATGCTTGGCGATGGTCGTGATGATGGCGATGAAGGAAAGATCTTCCCGGATCACATCAGACCGATTTGGCTGGATGACGACCTGTATACCATCCATGTAGATCTGGATGTGGCAGCAGCAAAGAAAGAACTTCAGGGAACAAACACGTCTGCAAACTTCGGTGAAAACTATATCATCGCAGAGGCCATGATCAATACAGTTCTGTATGCAAGAGAGGACTATAAGGGTACCGGTACTCCGGATCTGTTCATTATTCCTCATATGCTGAACCAGATGCTCCTGGCAAGAGACATCAACGGAAGACGTATTTACTCTTCCAAGGCAGAACTTGCTACTGCACTGAATGTCGGTAGCATCAATACTGCGGAGCAGTTCGAGGGTAAGACCAGAACCACTTCCGACAACAAAAAGAAGAAGCTGGTTGCCATCATCGCAAATCTGGCTGATTACTCCCTCGGTGCAACCAAGGGTGGAGAGGTTACTCACTTCACACAGTTTGATATCGACTTCAATCAGGAAAAGTCCCTGCTTGAGACCAGATGCTCCGGCGCTCTTACTCGCGTATATTCTGCAATCGCGATCGAAGAGGATGTAACAACCGCATCTTCCGTTTCCGAGGATCACGCAGCCTAAGTCTTAAAGGAGAAAATTCAAAATGAGTAAATTCTACGGATCAATCGGCTATGCCGTAACAGAGGAGATCCGACCTGGTGTCTGTGGGGAGAAGATTACTGTTCGTAATTACTACGGAGATATTATTCGGAATACTCGACAGTATCAGAGTTCGGACAACCTTAACGACAACCTCAATGTGTCGAATGAGTTTAGCATCGTAGCCGATCCGTTTGCTTATGCGAATTTTCATTCGATGAGGTTTATCGAGTATATGGGGGCTAAATGGAAAATTTCAAATGTTGAAGTTCAGTATCCCCGTTTAATATTGACCGTTGGAGGTGTTTACAATGAGCAGAAGACTGAAACTGCATAATATTCTATGCACCATTCTCTCATGTCCTGTCCAAGGACCAGAGTGTCGTGCTTATTTTCAACCACCGTCATCGGTAAAAATGAAATACCCCGCCATCGTTTACGCTCTCGACGATATCGAGAATACGTTTGCGAATGACGGGGTTTATTTGTCTGCGAGAAAGTATTCGGTAACAGTCATCGACAGCGATCCGGATAGTTCTCTTGTTAGCAAGGTAGCATCTATGCAGACAAGTCGATTCAATCGGCATTATACGAAAGACAACTTAAATCATGATGTCTTTGAAATATTCTTTTAAGGAGGACAAATTCTATGAAAAAGAAACTCGTTTGGGACAAGACTGGCGAACGTCTGTATGAGACCGGTGTTAGCCAGGGTGTCCTTTACCCGATTCAGACCGGCGGCGTATATAACTCTGGTACCGCGTGGAACGGTCTTAGCACCGTAACAGAGAGCCCGTCCGGAGCAGAACCCAGCGCAATTTATGCAGATAACATCAAGTATCTGAACCTTATGTCCGCAGAGGAATTTGGCGGCACAATCGAAGCTTATATGGCACCGGATGTGTTCGCAGAGTGCGACGGTTCCAAAGAGATCGCTCCTGGAGTGTTTGCAGGACAGCAGAACCGTAAGATGTTCGGTTTATCTTACAAGACGCTTCTCGGTAACGATGTTGAATCCAACGATTACGGCTATAAGCTTCATCTCGTTTATGGTTGCTTGGCTTCTCCTTCCGAGAAGGGTTATTCCACTGTAAATGACAGTCCGGAAGCTATTACCTTATCCTGGGAGTTCAGCACCACACCAGTCGAGATTGCAACCTTAATCGACGGAAAGAAGCTGAAGCCTACTTCTATTCTTACCTTCGATTCAACCAAGGTCGATGCTAAGAAACTGGCTGCGCTTGAAGAGATCCTGTATGGTAAAGACCCTTCTTCTGCCGAAGCAGATGATGGTGTTGAACCGAGACTTCCGCTTCCGGATGAAGTAATTAAGATCATGACCGCAGAAGGCTAATCAGAAATAATACACAAACCACAGATGGAGTCGTATTCAGGAAAGCTGGCGACTCCTTTTTATTTGAAAGGAGAACAAAATTATGTATGCAGTAACAAAGACTTATAAAGATTTTAACGGTGTTGAGCGCACAGAAACAAAGCTGTTTAACCTTACTGAAACCGAGGTTATGGAGATGGAATTAGGTACAGCTGGTGGAGTTGCTGAGATGCTTCAGCGCATCGTAGATGCAAAAGATCAGCCGACCATTATCAAGTTCTTTAAGGAATTTATCTTAAAGGCATATGGAGAGAAGAGTGCTGACGGTACATATTTCGAGAAGTCCGAAGAGATTTCCAGAAAGTTTGCCTGCACTCAGTTCTACAATCTTCTGTTTATGGAACTGGCTACAGATGACAGCAAAGCCGCTGAATTTGTAAACCATGTAATTCCGAAAGTTGTAGATATCAAGAAGCATTCGGAAAATCCGGAGATTGCTCCTGTGGTTGCCACCATGAACTAAAGAGGTGAGATCGAATGCTTGAACTTACGATACCAAGAACTGATCTGTGGGATGAGCGGAATCAGCGATTTATCCCTGTAAAGGAACAGAAGTTGCGTTTGGAGCATTCGCTCGTTTCACTTTCAAAATGGGAAAGTAAATGGTGCAAAGTCTTCTTAACTAAAGAGCAGAAGACCATTGAAGAAACCATTGATTATATACGCTGTATGACACTCACACAGAATGTCGACCCGCTGGTCTATCAATGCATTACCAATTCTCACATTGATGCGGTAAATGCCTATATTGAAGCGCCTATGACGGCTTCGACTGTTAAGGAAGAAAAAGGTGGTCCAATGAACAGGCAGCAGATAACCAGTGAGCTTATCTATTACTGGATGACTGCGTATCACATTCCGTTTGAGTGTCAGAAATGGCATTTGAATCGTTTGTTAATGCTTATCCGGATTTGCAATGCGGAAAATAAGCCCCCGAAGAAGAGGAGCAAACGAGATTTATACAGACATCACGCGGAAGTAAACGCCGCAAACAAAAAGAAATTTAATTCGAAAGGATAGTGATTAAAATGGCGAAATCAAGGCAGGCCGTTGTAAATCTTGTCAAATCCTGGGAAGGAAAGAAAGAATCGAACGGTTCACACAAAAGTATTATCGATTTGTATAACGACTTCTTTGAGAAGATCTGCGCTGGCAAATTTCCTCGTGGCATTCGTATGCGCTATGACTGGGCTTGGTGCGCTTGTACCTGGTCTGCATTAGCGGCAGCTCTCCGATATGAGAGCATTATGCCTATGGAAATTTCCTGCTATTACCTCATCGAAGCAGCAAAGAAAATGGGATGTTGGCAGGAGAATGATTCTTATGTTCCGAGTCCTGGAGATGCGATTTTGTATGACTGGCAGGATAACGGAATCGGTGACAACACGGGCAATCCGGATCATGTCGGTACCGTAATCGAGGTACATAAGGAATCCGGTTACATGGTTATCGAAGAGGGCAACTACAGTAATGCGGTCAAGAAGAGAACGCTGTCTATTAACGGAAAATTTATCCGCGGCTTCATCACACCAAAGTACGACGACAATACTGTTGCCGCTCCTGGATTAAGCAAGGGTAAAGACATCAAAACCATCGCTCATGAGGTTATCGTTGGACTGTGGGGAAGCGGCGAGAATCGTAAGAAATTGCTTACTGAGTACGGATACAGCTACTCTGAAGTTCAGAACATGGTTAATCAGATTCTGAATGGATCGGCGGTAACACCGTCCAACACCAAACATGATCAGAACCAGTCAGTTTCAAAGAAAGTGGTGGCTACCTGTTCTGCCAAGCAGTTTAACAAAACCTATGCTGGTGAATATAAAACAACGGCAGTTCTTTATTGCCGTAATGATGCCGGAACCAATAAGAAAGCTATTTGTAAAATCCCGGCTGGCACTAAGGTTAAATGCTATGGCTACTATACGATGGCAAACGGAGTTAAGTGGCTGTACATCCAGTTTGTACTTGATGGCGTGCAGTATACTGGCTTCTCATCCAGTGCTTACTTAGCAAAGTAGGAGATTCATATGATCACGTTCAGACAAAAGGGTGATTTTTCTAAGCTGACTCGATTCCTAGAGCGAGCAAAGGAATCAGTTCGTCTCGGTGACCTCGATAAGTATGGTCGAGAGGGG